ATGGTCAGATAGGTTCTGTAAAGTTTATCACTCCTGAGTTTCACAGTGCTAAAACCCGTGCGAAGATGTCTGCCTCTAAATCAGGAGAAAAAAACCATTTCTATGGAAAATCTCACAATGCTAAAACTCGTGCGAAGATGAGTGCTAATAAGATGGGAGAAAAAAATCCTTACTATGGAAAATCCCACAGTGCTAGAAGCCGTGCGAAGATGAGTGCTGCTCAAGCGGGAGAAAAACATTCTCAATATAAAGGACCATATCTTATAACATTTGAAAATGGTCACACTGAAGAATGGCAAAAGCTAACGAACATAGATGGATACCAGCACTCTGCTTTATATAATGTTCTAAATGGACAGAGAAAATTTTATAAAGACATAGTAAAAATAGAAAGGATAGGGTCTGATGACAAATGAAGTACCGGACTTCGGTACACTGTATGATCTAACACAGAAAGACCCAGACAAAACTCTTAATCTGGCTATCATACTTCAAGCTTTGTTAGACATGAGTAAGCCTAAAGAATCTAATGAAAGTAATGAGACTTCGTTGCAGAGAGATCAGGCAGCGGCTTGGGTCTTTGCTTCCGTTGGAGTTACGTGTGAGAACTTTGAAAACACCTGTCAAATGGCAGGTCTTGAGCCTGACATAATAAGAGACTTTGCCCTTAAAGCCGTCACATCGGAGAACGTAAATGAAATCAGAAGAAAGCTCAACTCATTCCTATGATGAACCAAACTATCCTAAGTATGAACATAACTATGATTACTATCTTCGCATGATGAAAGAACAAAAACCACTGGACCAACAAGTAGGAGGACAACACTACAAGGGATGTAAGATACAACCAGTAGAATATATTCATGCCAACGGGCTTGACTATCTGGAGGGGAATGTGATAAAATACATCACACGACACCGTACAAAAGGAGAGGGGAGAAAGGATATAGAGAAAGCGATCCACTATGCCCAACTCATATTGGAAATGGAATACGATAAATAGAAAGGGAACAATGCTATGCCACAATTTCGTTCTAACGAAAACCCTATGTTTCGCTCCAAGTTTAGCGAAGACATATTCAAACACAAGTATGCCCATCATGGGTGTGAGACATGGGATGCATTGTCATCCACTCTGGTAGATGATGTGTGTCAGGACCATCTCAGCAAGGATGACAAGGACGAACTGAAACGTATGATCACCGACCTGAAGTTTATTCCCGGTGGTCGTTATCTTTATTATGCAGGGCGTGAGAATAAGTTTTTTAATAACTGCTACCTGCTCAAAGCAGAGGAGGATAGTAGAGAAGATTGGGCTGACATCTCTTGGAAGTCTGAGTCCTGTCTTATGACAGGCGGTGGTATCGGAGTGGACTACTCTGTATACCGTGAGGAAGGAAGGATACTGCAAGGTACTGGTGGTCTTGCCTCTGGTCCCATTCCAAAGATGCAGATGGTCAACGAAATTGGCCGAAGGGTCATGCAGGGTGGCAGTCGTAGGTCTGCTATCTATGCCAGCCTTAACTGGAAACATGCTGATGTAGATAAGTTCCTTGCCAGTAAGAACTGGTATGATATGCCTATAGGAGAGACAGGTTTCTCCATTGGACAGGTAAAGGAACAGGACTTTAACTTTGTTGCACCGCTGGATATGACAAACATCAGCGTGAACTATGATACAGAATGGTTGCTTAACTATTGGAAAACAGGAGATACAGGAGATGTCTTTAGGACTAATGTACGTCAGGCTCTTAGAAGTGCTGAACCGGGATTCTCGTTCAATTTCTTCGACAAGGAAAAGGAGACGTTACGTAATGCTTGCACGGAGGTTACATCTGAAGATGATTCTGATGTTTGTAATCTTGGGTCTGTTAATATGGGGCGCATTGACGATCTGAAAGAGTTCGCAGATGTAGTAGAACTTGCAACTAAGTTTCTGCTATGCGGAACACTCAGGGCAAAGCTACCCTATGATAAGGTATACAAGACCAGAGAGAAGAACCGTAGGCTTGGTCTTGGTCTGATGGGTATGCATGAATGGTTAATCAAGGGAGGAGAGAAGTATGAAGTTACTGAAGGACTTCACAAGTGGTTATCAGTATACAAAGGAGTTAGCGATCACGTTAGCGCCGACTTTAGTAATACTCTTAACTGTAGCCGCCCTGTCGCTAATCGTGCCATTGCTCCTACAGGATCAATAGGTATTCTTGCTGGTACGTCTACTGGTGTTGAGCCTATCTTTGCTGTTGCCTATAAGCGCAGGTATTTGAAGGGTGGTAATCGTTGGCACTATCAGTATGTGGTGGACAGTGCGGCACAGGAGATCATTGACCTGTATGGCGTAGATCCAAAAGGTATTGAATCGGCTCTTGATCTTGCTGAAGACTATAAGAGGCGTATCAAGTTTCAGGCAGATGTTCAGGACTATGTTGACATGTCCATCAGCAGTACAATCAATCTACCTAAGTGGGGGAGCAAGTTAAACAATGAAGATACTGTGGATGAGTTTACTGATACTCTTGCCTCTTATGCTCACAGGTTGCGGGGCTTCACCGTGTACCCTGACGGATGCAGAGGAGGACAACCTCTATCTTCGGTGCCGTATACTGAAGCTGTAGAAAAACTTGGAGAAGAATTTGAAGAAGGACTTGAGACACATGACATCTGTGACATTACAGGTCATGGTGGGTCTTGTGGAGTTTAAAAATAAAGGAGAGCGACATGACAAGGGACTATAAAAGAGAAAACAAAGTTACAAAAAGTAAACCTAAGAATATTAAGAAACGTGTTCTAAGAAACAAAGCAAGGCGTATGCTTGAACGTGCGGGTCTTGTTAGCAAGGGTGATGGCAAACACGTTGATCATAAAAAACCCTTGAGTAAGGGCGGAAGCAACAATCGTAGTAACTTACGTGTAAGGGATGGTAAAAAGAATAGTTCTTTTAAAAGTAAGAGAAATAAAAAAACCTCTTGACAAATCAAGTAATAGGTAGTATAATATATATGTGATGCCGATAAAGGGTCACGCTAATATCAACTTGCTATAAGGAGAAATGATATGAATGCATATATTACAAGTAACGATCCGTTCTTTTCTAAGTTTTCTACATGGGCCATTGGACATGACAGATTGTTTAGAGACATGTTAAAGATGGCAGATAAGACACCTAACTTTACGGCCAGTTCTTATCCGCCCCACAACCTAATCAAGAATGGTAACGGACAGTATGTGATTGAGTTAGCCGCTGCTGGCTTCAGCAAAGAGGAGTTGGAAATAAAGACTGAGGACGGTACGCTAACCATATCTGGCAGGAAAGAAGAGGAGGAAGATGACGAAAGGTTCGCACAAAAAGGCATAGCGAAGCGGCCCTTTACAAAGTCTTTCCATCTTGCCAGCGACGTAGTTGTAGATGGGGTATCTTTCAGAGATGGTATGATTACCGTTAATCTTCAACAGGTGATACCTGAAGACAAGAAAGAAAAAGTCTACAGCTTGTAACTAAACTTGGGGGAGTGCGTAGTGTTTGCTCCCCCATTTTACATAGGAATATAATATGAAATACCTTATTCTAATAACGATGTTTTTCTCTGACCCTTCCTATTATAAGGGAGGAGATGCAGTAGTAATACGTGACATGACTAATAAGATAATACTATTTAATTCTTTATCTCCTTGTCTTGCTTACGTTGATAAACATCATGTAAATTTAGAGAAGTTTGCCCTTAACTTTTTTAAACAAAGAGGAAAGCACGGAGTTGTTAAGAATATTATTTGTGCGGAAAACAAGAAGGAAACTTAATGAGAAAATCACCCAACACAGTTTATATTGGTTATGATCCAAGAGAAGATGTAGCCTATGAAGTTTTAAAGTTTACCATTGAACGTATTGCTGTTGATAACGTAGACATCAAACCTATTCGCAAAGATGTAGTGGAGCGTATGGGGTTGTTTAACCGTAAGCACACTGTTAAAGATGGACAGATGATAGATGACATAGATGGTAAGCCATTCTCTACAGACTTCAGCTTCACACGTTTTCTTGTACCTGCCCTGAACATGTATCAGGGTTGGGCATTATACATGGACTGTGACATGTATCTTCGCACTGACATCAATGAGTTGTTTGAAGAATATAACATGGACTACTACCCACTGTACTGTGTTAAGCA